AACATTTCTCCTCTTAACCCTAAACTTAAATTGATTTAGTCTATCCAAGTTGGAGCTTCTAGCTACTGATATGCCAATACTGCTTGAACTATTATCATACGGAAATATCTCACCTAACAAACCTGAGGCATCTTTAAGAACCATCTTAAACGTAGGAAGTATACGATCAATATCTAATGTGATAGTTAATACATTTATCATGCCAGGAGATATAGGAACTACTTCATCTCCTATTTCTAAGTTCAAAAGATAATTACCGATAAGTTTGATCATTTTGCTTTACGAACTCGATATTTTCTCTGAAAATTGTAGATATCTATTTCATTAGGTATTTTCAATAACATACCTGGTTCCAGATCAGCCAAAGGATTCTCAATATCATTGTATATCATAATGATCCACCAAAAATCTACTACTCCATAACACTTGTAACTAATTAGATCTGGTCTCTTTACATCTCCAGCAACAACTCTGTAGTATTCGGGGTTATACTCAACTTGATTGCTAAACTCAGAAAGAGAATTCCATAAAAAATCTAACTCTTCTACAGAATTCACAGTCACTTTGTTATAAAAATTGGTTCTATACATCTAGCCCACTACTCAATTGACATGACTGTCTTTCTATAACTATCTTTCAGTGATTCAACAGTCATCATCTCATAAGTTTCAAATACCACATTAACTTCCGCGCTTACTGCATCTCCATATTGATCAAATTTAATAGCATGAGATCCAGTTACACTACTAACGATAACATTGTAAAAAGTTAATAATCTTCCTAACTCCACCATAATAAGATCACCTCCTTTGAGACCTTCAATAGTTTTGGTAGATTCAGAAAAATCTCCTGTAGGTCCTTTCAAATTCAAAAGTCCCTCAGTGGTAAATGGAGTAGGACCTGGAGGACCTAATACCGGAACTCCTCCTAAATAAGCTTTTCCTGCTGATATAAGTCCACTCAAACTTGTCAGCTTTTGTGATGGCTGTGATCTATCAAAACTTTCAGAACTATCTGATGGAAGTGCCATTGATTGAAGAATCCTCACGGGTTCAACCACATCTGTAAATGGATCCTCTATTGCTTCAAATCTCAACTTAAGATTTAAGACCATAGGGGAGGAACCTTGCCACATCCTTCTACTAGTAGATTTAGTTATCAATGATTTCCTACTCTTAGTTAGAACCTGAACTGCAGTATTTCCTTTCGCTAACAAAGAATAAGGGACTAAAGGCTCCCATTTTGATTCTACCTTAGTCAGGATATCTTCTTGAAGAATTCCAACTACTGTAACTGCGTTCCTAAAACTCGTGATTCTAGCTAGATACTCTGGAACTACTCCTTCACCATCTGATCTATACCCACACTCAGAAAGTACTCCATTAGTTGGTTTAGGAAGTTCCCTTCTCCTTGTTGCAAATTGTACAGTATACGTTTCCTTCCTCCTATTTCCAGATTTTGATGTTTGAATATTATCAGGCATGTTTAATCACTTCCTAAAGATAAATTTCCAGACGCATGTGCATTTAATAAAGCATCAGCAGAATCATTTGGATCACCTAACCCAGGCCCTTTAACTTCAGCAGCAGTTCCACGATTTACTTGGTTCGAAAGATTATCTATAGATGAGGATAGTTTACTAATTTGATCCCCTATCTCAGGCATAATCTTCGTAGGCATTAATTCTATTGCTTTTCTAACATTATCTTCTATATTTTCTGTTGCTAACTCTACTTTCGTAGCTGTTCCACCTTTTGCTGCAGGAAGTGCACTAATACTACTCTTAACTTCTGCAGATGTTTCTGAAACAAGGGGTATTCCCATTCCACTTTTAACTCCGGCAAGTATTTCTGAATATGGAGTTAATTCCTTTTGCTTTTTGCCAAGAACTTTTCCAACAATTCCTCTATGATACCATGCTCTCCCTGCTCTCTCCTCAAATTCTTGCCTCTGTTTCATATTCGCAAGTTGCACGGCCAACTGGCCAGATGACTTACCTGTTTTCTTAGAGGCCTCCTCAACGCCTACTTCCTTTACCCAACTTATCCATTGCTCAGAAGATCCCTTTAAACCCTTAGCTGCCTCACGTCTTCCTGCTCTTGCTTCCTCTAACCCCTTAGCAGCTCCTACAGCTTCAGTAACTTTCTTTCCGGCTATAACCGCTCCAGCACCTAATCCCGCAATAATTCCCAACTTAGGAAGCCAAGTTCCTAACATACTTGACATCTTGGTCAAAGGTGCAGTCAAAGAAGAAAGCATTCCTCCAAAAAGACCTTCTTTCGTTTCACCTTTCTTATCAGAAAGTCGTTTAAGCACATCTTTAGTCCACTTAGCCTTATCTGCTTTTCTATCAAAGAAGTAAGTTAACGGAGCTACTAACTCCTCTTTAGAAGGTTTCCTCTGTGCAAAGCCTCCAAACTCAGTCACTTTAGGGCCTCTACGCCTGGCCATAACACCTTGCTCTAATTCCCAAGGACTCAAACCTGTAGCAACAGGCTCTAAGCGCCTCTGGAAAGAAAGCTCTCTTCTAGCCCGAACTTTCTCAGCCAGACCTCTAGAGATTCCAGCAATGCCCTTTGCTGCCCCAATAGCCATAGGAGCAAATGGACCTAGCACAGCTGCTGCTGCTCCTCCAGCAACTCCTTTCACTGCACCTACTAACTCAGGGGCCGTCCTACTCAAGAATGGAAGGACTCCTTCCCTAGTTTGTTTTCTCATCCCTGCCACTCCTCCCCTAACAATCTCATTCGTTACATTTAAACTTTCTGGGGAAATTCCAGTTTCTTCTTGTACTTTACTTATCCTATCTCTCAAAGGACTTATATCTTTAGACGTTCGAACAAAATAATCTCGTTGATTATTAAGAACTTCTATATTCGCTACGACATCTTCAACATCTTGTTTTTCAACTCCTTTAGTTCTCGAAATTGTATCAATCAAATTAATAGTTACTACTGTCAATTTGATTGCGGCCACTACTTCATGCTCTATCTCACCTATTTTATAAATCTTTCTCAGACCCTGAAAAAATCCCAGATAATCTCTAGAAAGCTTCTTACGAATTGCTTGAAGAGAATCAGAGCTAAAAGAATCTATGGAAATATTTTTCATTCTTTTCTGAAAATCAAGTGGAATATACTTTGCTCTTCTTTTCACCTACTTTATGCCTTCACTTTCTATTTGCTTGTACAACCAACCCCAAATATAGTCAAAGGATCTAATATCAACTTTATCAAGAGAATTGAAGTTAAATCCACCTCTACTAAAATAGCATACTTCACACTGCTTCTCCAAAATCCGAGATAAGGGTCTCACCATCCGGATAGAAGAAGTCAAGTCGAAAGGGTATGTTAACAACATCCTCCTCCCCACACTCTGGACACTTATAAGTCGCAGCAAAATCGGGTCCGTGATAAAATTTATTCTGAAATGCTCTAATTCTAGCCATATCTTTTGTCTGATGAGACAACTTAGAAAGCCAATCTACCCTCTCAAGAGTAGACATCTCTCCAGGACCAACTATCGAACGAGCGTATCTATAGATTAGATAATCCTCATGATCATCAGCATACTTTTCAGTCTTTATTTCATCTTCTACTGTTAAGAATCTTAGATCTACATGTATTGGCTTACCATCTTCACCTACCGAAGATAACTTCACAGAATGAGGAACTTTGAAATCTTCTGGGAGCTGTACTATATCTAGCTCTTTAAGATTAATAATAGGTTTGACTACCTTCATACAGTAACTACACTGTGTTTTCCTAACCATCGTTTCGGAGTATGAATTTATATACTCCCATAAAACGATATACATCCTATCCCCTATAGTCAGATCTGTTGGGTCAATTCCTTTAATGATCCCCTTAAGAACTTGAAGATACTTACGTTCAAGATTAACGGGATCAATTTGTGACAAAACTTTTTCATCCTCTATTCTATAAAGTCTGATCACAACATCTTCTGGGTTAACTTTTGGGTAGGGAATACATCTGGACGGGAGGTTAATTGACATGTACTCACTCATCTCTTACTTCTCCTTTCTTCTTGTACTTTACTTAAAAACCAATTTTTCCTAAAACCCCTTTAGCACTTCCTTTAGCAAAATTTGTAACTCCTTCCAATATAGAACCTATTAGAGACTTATGACTAATCCGATCAACACTCATCTCTAATTCTAACCTTAAAACATCTTCCGATGGATATGATAACCCAAGTGAAGGATTTGTTTTAGGCCAACATCCTCTCAACACAAACTGAGTTGATTCAACTCCAGATCTATCGTAAAGAGCTATATAAATAGTCTTAGAATATCTATTCTTAGCAGAGTAATAACCATCTTTATCAATGATTAACTCACGCCAGCCATAGAAGTAATTCAAAACTGAATTATCTACAGGAGAGATAAAAACCAAAGTTACAGATTTTATCTCTTCGAGATCGGCATAAAATCTTTGTTTGGGCCCATATCGCAGAGAAGAAATTGAATTTATACTGTAATCCCCAAATCGCACATCTTCACAATACTGAGAAACAAGTAACCCAAACAATCCATTGATAGTATCTGGCATAAGAAGCTGCCAGTTAAATGTACGTTGGAGAGCCCAAATTCTTCTGAAATAGATTCCTGCTAATCCCGATAAATCGAA